CGGCGCCCGCCGCCCCGCCGCCGGCCCGCCCCCCCAACCCGCCAAGTTCAGCGCCACCACCCCCCTGCGCGTGCGCCTGTTCAAAGCCTGCCGCAACGGCTGCCCCCATTCACGCATCAGAGGACACAACAATGGATAAAACCACCGCCAGCGACAACAACCACAGCGTGCTCGACGCCCTCGGCCGCGCCTACCAGGTCGCCACCGAGCTGGCCGTCAAAGGCCACCACATCCGCGCCGTCTGCGCCGGGCAGGGCCAGCCCCAGGTCTGGGTCGCTAACCCACCGGCCGGGCTCGCCAGCTACGCCGCAAAGCACGCCCGCGACTGCGCAGGCGCCTACCAGATCCGCTGCGCCAACCTCAACGGCGTCGCCGTCAACTGGATCGAACGCAAACCCCGGAGGGCCGCCGCATGAACGAACTCATCATCTTTGGCGCCATCATCATCGGCGCAGTCCTCAGCCTGCCGCTGTGGCATTTCATCGCCAGCATGCGCCAGATCAACGCCACCAACCAACACGAGATAGACGAACATGAGCAGCATTACCTCTGACAGCATCCTGCGCGCGCTCACCCACCACATCGGGCGCGACAAAGGCATCGAAATCGAAACCCTCGTCTGGGAGGCCTGCCACCGCGAGCCCACCCAGGCGCGCCAGCGCAAGGCCCGCGAAGTCATCGCCGAACTGCGCGAACAAGGCCTGCACATCTGCGCCCACCCGAGCGAAGGCTACTACATGGCCGCCAACGAACACGAACTCAACGACACCTGCGAATTCCTGTACGCCCGCGCCATGAAATCGCTCGTCCAGATCGCCGCCATGAAGCGCAAAAGCCTGCCCGACCTGCGCGGCCAGCTCAATTTACTGAGGGCCGAATGATGAAACAGCAGTTGCAACAACTCGCCGCGCAGATCCGCGCCAACTACAACCGCCCGAACGGCGTCATCGTCATCCACGACAGCAAGTATTGCGGCTGGATGGACCGCCTGCGCAACCCCGAGCACTGGATGCCCGGCACCGTCGCCGTCGAACCCGACCAGACCTGCCACATCGCCACCGGCGGCAACGACTACGACGGCGCCGAACGCTGGGAGGTCATCGCATGAGCGCCCGCGCCATCCTCATCGCCCTGATGGGCCTGCAGGTCAATTTCATCGTCGCCGACCTGCTCGACCTCATCGACTGGCCCTGGTGGCAGGTTATATCGCCCGCGCTCGTCATCATCGCCGCGCCCGCGCTCGTCATCATCGTGCTCATGATAGACGAGGCAATCCATCACCTGATCAACGGAAAAAACTCATGAAACAAGACGTCCAAACCCCCAGCATGAAACACCTGGAACAGCTCGCCGCCGCCTACGCCGACGCCCGCGCCCAGCTCGTCGAACACGCCGGCCGCCTGCAGCGCGAACTCGATGCCGCCCGCAGCGAACACCTGCCCGGCATCCGCAGCGCCCACAACCAGCTCGGCGAAGCCCAAATCGCCCTGCGCGACGCCATCGAAGCCGCGCCCACCCTGTTCGAAAAACCGAAAACCCGCATCGTGCATGGCGTCAAATTCGGTTACCAGGTACACAAAGGCCGCGTCGTCTTCGCCGACGAAGCCGCCACCATCGCCCGCATCCGCAAGCTGCTGCCCGAAGAACAAGCCGAGCTGATGATTAACACCCGCGAGAGCGTGCACAAACCCGCCGTCAACGACCTCAGCGCCGCCGACCTCAAACGCCTCGGCATCACCGTCACGTCCGACCAGGACCGCATCGTCATCAAATCGACTGACAGCGCGGTGGATAAGCTCATCGCCGCGCTGACCGCCGACCTCGACAAAATGATGGAGGAATAAACAAAGTGGAAAGTGACAAGTTACAAGTGGAAAGCGTAGGAGCCCAGCCCCCTGGGCGATTGAATCAGCCACGGACCCACACGGAAAGCACGGAAAGGGTCAGGGCAACCACATGCTAATCCCCGACCACCACCTGCGTGACCTCAGCCGCGCCTGGCGCCGGTCCTACGCCGCGCGCCTGCGCGACGGCATGCCCACCAGCGAAGCCAACGCCCGGCGCCTGATCGCGCTGCACATCATCCGCAAACAACCATTTTTCAAAGGTGAACCCCATGCCGGAAATTGACATCGACGCGCTTGAAAGCTGGGCCGTCATGGCCGCCCAGGAACTGCAGGACATCTGCGACGACGCCCAGGAAGCCGCCGGCAACCCCGACGGCACCGATCAATTACCTGGCGTCAGGCAATTGATCGCCGAACTCGACGGCATTCTCAAACCCGTCTGGCTCGAAATCATCGCCGACGACCGCGCCGAATGCATCGCCGCCCTCGCCGATGTAGGAGCCCAGCCCCCTGGGCGATCTGACGCCCCCGGCGCAAAACCCACACAGCAGGCCCGCCCATGAAAACCACCCGCCAGCGCGACCTGGCCAAAATCCACGTCGCCAAAAAAGAACTGCAAATCGACGACGACCAATACCGCGACATCCTGTGGACCCTCGCCCGCGTGCGCAGCGCCGCCGACCTCGACACCCACGGCCGCGCCCAGCTGCTGGCCTACCTGCGCAAGCTCGGCTTTCGCGCCAAACGCGGCGCCAGCCACCACGAAGGCAGGCCGCACAACACCGACCGCGACGACCAACTCAAAAAAATCGAAGCCCTGCTCGCCGACCAGCGCCTACCCTGGTCCTACGTCAACGGCATCATGCAGCAAATGAAAATCCAGCAACCGCGCATCGAGTTTTTAAGCGCGCAGCAAAAGACCGCCATCATCGCCGCGCTCACCCGACGCCAAAAGCGCCAGGCCGACAGCGCGCCAGCACAGGACGACAGCCATGCCTGACCTCATGATCTGCCCCCTGATTGCGCTCATCGCCTACCTGCTCGGCGTCGGTCTCACCTGCCTGATGGGCTGGATCGCCGACGGGCAAACCGAATCACGCAACCCCCGGCAGGACGACCAAAATGGCGCGTAAATCCCTTAGCCGCAGCCGCCACGTCGACCTCGGGCTGGCCGTGCTTGCCGCCCATCACCGACACGGCGACCGCTACAAGGCGCAAACCATCGCAGCCGTCTGCGACTGCAGCGTCAGCTATATCCGGTATCTGGAAAAGCGCGCGCTCGCCAAGCTGCGCGCCATCGCCCCAGGGCACGCCCTGGCTGATTACAGCGAGGGCGCCAAATAATGCGCCACTACTGGACACAAGCCGAAATCGCCATTTTGGTTAAAAAATACCCAAACACCCGAACGGCCGATCTGGTCGAAGAACTGCAACACCCGGAAAAATCGATCTACTCAAAAGCCCGAGAACTGGGCATAAAAAAAAGCGATGAATATCTGGACAGCCCAGCCGCCTGCCGCCTGCGCAGAGGCGACGACATCGGGCGCGACACCCGCTTTCAACCGGGGCACTCGACATGGAACAAGGGAAAAAAAGGCTGGCAGGCCGGTGGCCGCAGCGTCGACACCCAGTTTAAAAAAGGCCATCGCGGTGGCCGCGCCGAGGCACTGCACCAGCCCGTCGGCGCCGAGCGCATCACCCGTGACGGATACATCGAGCGCAAGATCAACGACGACCTGCCGTTTTACAAACGCTGGAAAGCATTGCACAACATCGTCTGGGAGGGCCACCACGGCGAGATCCCGCGCGGTCATGTGGTGGTATTTCGCAACGGCAACCGTCAGGACGTCAGCATCGAAAACCTGCAACTCATAAGCCGCGCCGAACTCATGCGGCGCAACACCATCCACCGGTATCCACCCGAACTCAAGCAAACGATTCGGCTGGCCGGAAAACTCAACAGGAAAATCCATGAAAAACAAAATTGAAGACCTGCGCAACCACCTGTTCGCCACGCTAGAGGCGCTACAGGATGAAGAAAAACCGATGGACATCGAGCGCGCCAAAGCCATCGCCAGCGTATCGCATCAGCTGATCGAATCCGCCAAGGTCGAGGTTAAATTCCTTGAAGTGACTGGCGGTCGAGGCACCGGATTCATCCCCGAAGGCCCGCGCCATCGCCTCATCGAGGGAGGTAAAAAATAATGTACTTCATCTGCAACCACGACCAACTCGAAGCGGCCCTGGACAAATACGCCGCCAATCGCAACCTCGACAGTGTCGAGCGCTGGCAGCTGCGTGACACGCTATACGACTTTTTGACCAGCCCGGAAGCCCGAGCCGCCAAAATCGCCCAGGGTGAACTGGACGACAGCGCCACCTTGTAATTAATCGCCATGAGTAAAACCCGTTTCGTGCAATCCGTCATAATCCGCAGCCTGCCGCGCCTCGAACGCGTCGAGGCCGGCGTGCGCTACGCCGAGCAGGTCTACGACGAACTCACCCGCCTCGGCTACGGCGCGCCCAAACAAGCCAAGGCCCGCGAGGCGCGAAACCACTACGCCGAGCTAACGCAACACCAGCGCGATTACTTTGACCAATTCTGGACCGCCTTCGCCTACAAAGCCGGGCGCAACCGCGCCGCGCTGGCCTGGGCAAAGCTGGGCGAACTCAGCGCCGCAGACTATCGCCAGATCATCGAGGCCGCGCGCGCCGAAGCACTGCGCCCGCGCAAGCCGACCGACAGCCGAAAAATGGCCGAGGGCTGGCTGACCGAGCGCCGATTCGAAGACGCCGCCGCCAGCCACGGACAGAAAAAAGCCGACCGCAACCGCGCCCTAAAACTCGAATTAAACAGCCAGTTAAACGCCCTCAAACAATTCAACGCCGACGGCGCCAACGACGCCGAAATCGAACAACTCAAGCAACGGATCGCCGACCTGTGAGCGTAACCGACTACACCGACCTGCTACCCGAATCCGTGCTCGACCTGATCGACATCATCGGCCCGCGCGCCACCGACATCATCGTCCAGCGCCGTGGCGGCACCCCGATCAAAATCCCCGTCAAGGCCCGGCCAACGCACTGGCTGCACGACGCCATTGGCGAACAGGCCCTCACCGATCTGGTCAAAATATACGCAGGCTGCGAAATCTACATACCACGCTGCCATGCCGCACTGAAAGCCCTGCGCCGACAGCAGATCGTCGACGGCAAAGCCGCCGGCATCAGCACCGTCGACCTCGCCCTCATGCACGGCATGAGCGACCGCAGCGTGCGCGACATCCTCGCCAGCCACCGCGCCGAGCAAGCCGAAAACCAGCTCGACCTGTTCGACAACGCAGGAACCCAGCCCCCTGGGCGATTAACCAATGACTGACTCGTCCGAACAGCACCGATTCGACTGCGAATGCCGCACCTGGCTGCGCCTGATCCGCAAAAACGGCCGCGCCTGGTGGGCAGACATGAAAATCACGCTAAAACGCCATCGCGGCCAGGCCGGACTTGATAAACTGATCGCCGGGCTGGAACAGCACCGAGCGCAAAGCGCAGGCGTAGGAGCCCAGCCCCCTGGGCGATTGGGTGAGCCACGGAAAGACACGGAAAGCACGGAAGGAAGCTTTTATTAACGTCACGCTCAGGCGCGCCCAGCCCGTGCTTTCCGTGTGCGTCCGTGGCTAAACTTTCCACTTCAAACTTGCAACTTTCCACCATCAAAGCTAACCTAAATAAGCCCTGATCCTCCCGCCCGGAACCCCCCTCCGGGCTATGCCCCCGCCGCAACCCGGCACAATGGGGCGCATGACTGCATACCGCGCCACCACCGACATCAACAGCATCGTCATCCATTGCGCCGACACACCCAACGGCGCGCTATGGCATGCCGACGACATCAACGCCTGGCACCGCGAGTTCGGATTCAAACGCGCCCCCCTGGCTATCGCCACCCATCGCGTCAGCCCGTATTTGCCCAATATCGGCTATCACTACGTCATCGAAACCAGCGGCTTTCTGGTGCGTGGCCGCGCGCTCGAAGAAATCGGCGCCCACGCCAAAGGACACAACCGCCACAGCATTGGCATTTGCCTGGTCGGCCGCGACGCCTACACCATCGACCAATGGCACGTATTGAAAATGCTGGTCTCCGGCCTGCAGGTCCGTTTCGGCAAACAACTGGCCATCGTCGGCCACAACAACCTGAACGCAGACAAAACATGCCCCGGCTTTGACGTGCAAGCCTGGGCCGAATCCGGCATGCAAATCCCCATGCCGCACCTGTTCTTGCCCGCCCAACACATCACCGACGCCTGACATGGACGACGCCGACTACGCCAAAATCAACGAGCAACGCGACCGCGACCGGGCGCTGGCCCGCGCGCTGACACGCGCCGAACAGCCGGCGCAACAAATCGACGAGACCGGGCAGGTCATCTGTCTCGATTGCGGCGACCCCATCAGCCCGGCCCGCCTCGCCGCCAGGCCCGACGCCGCCCGCTGCACCGACTGCAAAACCGCGCTAGAAAAACGAGGGCGCCCATAATGGACATCTACCAATGGGTCGGCCTCGGCCTGGCGATCATCGGCGGCCTGTTTGCCGCCTACAAATGGATGGTCGCCCGTGACGACCAGGCCCGCGCCAACATCAACAACGCGCAGGACCGCTCGCTCATGGCCCATCAGGAGCGCCTCGACCGCCACCGCGACCAGATCAACCGCCTCGACGACCTGATACAGCTCACCCGCGCCGAGATGAATGGCAATTTTGCCCGGCTGGACCACATCGAAAAACTGGAAAAATCGCTAGACGGGAAAATGGACCAGATCCACAAGCGCCTGTCCGGCATTGCCCGTGACCTCAATCAGACAATCGGCACGCTGCAGGCCGGGCACGACGCCGAAATCAAAAACCTCGTCGAGAAGATCAAAGATGCCATCACCGCAACCCGATAACGCCGAACACCTCGGCCGCCTGCGCCGCCTGCGCATCCTGCAGGAACTGGCCCGCATCGCCCCGCTGCCGATGGGCGAACGCGCCCTGCTCAATCGCCTGATAAACGACCGCGAACTGCAACCCACCATCGAGCGCATCCGCGACAGCATCGCCTACCTCGCCGCGCATGGCCTGGTGCAGATCGTGCGCGTCGACCACCTTGAATGGGTCGCCGCCCACATCACCGACGACGGCCAGCACTGGCTGCAATCGCCGGAAGACTATGGCCTGGACATCTACAACCCCGACTACCAGCCGCCCGAACTGCCTGCCGCCTACAATGGCCGCGTCAGCAGCATCGACACCCTGCCAGCCGAAACCCGCGCATGGCTTGAGGGCGAGCTGATCCAGCGCAACTTCACCAGCTACACCGACCTGACCAACTTGCTGCGCCAGCAAGGGCTGGAAATCAGCCGCAGCGCCGTCGGCCGTTACGCCAAGCGCCTCAAAGAGCGCGTCGCCAACTACCGCGACAAGGCCGACATGGTCAAAAGCCTGGCCGGCGTATTCGAAGACGACGCCCCCGCCATCATGCAGGGCGCAATGGGCACCGCCGTCACCGCCGTGCTCGACGCCATCGAGGAGGGCGAATACAACCAGGGCAAGGAAAGCCTCAGCAGCCTGGTCAAAGCCCTGCCCGCGCTGGGCAAAGGCTTTCGCGATGCCGAGCAACACAAAATCGAACAGGCCGCACGGCGCAAAACCATCGACGAAGCCGCCCAGGTCGGCCAGGAAGCCGCCATCGCCGCCGGGCTCGACGACCAGCAAGCAAAATTCTGGCGCGAAAAATTCCTGAAAGGCATGTGATGAAAGTTGCAAGTCGCAAGTTGCAAGTTACAAGTGTAGGAGCCCAGCCCCCTGGGCGATCCCTTTGCCCGTGTCTTTCCGTGGCTAACCTCGAGGCCCACCAATGAGCATGCAGCCGCTCGCCGACACCCAACGCACCATCGACTGGGACGAACTCCCGGCCCGCGCCCGCGAGATCCGCGACGACATCGACTTGCTCGATCAGGGCCTGCTAATGCAGCACCAGGCCGACTGGCTGGCGATCCGCAGCGACATCAAGGTCGCCAGCAAGGGCCGACGCACCGGCATCACCTTCGCCGAGGCCCACGACAGCACCATCACCGCCGCCAGCCGTAAAAGCGCCGGCGGCGACAACATCTACTACATCGGCGACACGAAGGAAAAGGGCCTTGAATTCATTGGCTACTGCGCCAAATTCGCCCGCCTCATTGCCCGCGCCCAGGGCACTGGCGTCAGCGACATCGAGCAATTTCTGTTCGAGGACCAGGATCAGGACGGCAACACCAAGCACATCACCAGCTACCGCATCCGCTTTGCATCTGGTCACCGCATCACCGCACTGTCCAGCAACCCGGCCAACATACGCGGCCTGCAGGGCGTGGTGGTCATCGATGAAGCCGCGTTCCATCCGAACGTCGACGCCGTGCTCGAATCCGCCACGGCGCTGCTCATCTGGGGCGGAAAAATCCGCATCATTTCCACGCACAACGGCAAGGGCAACCCGTTCAACACCATGATCCGCGACATCGAGGCCGGGCAATACGGCCGCGACGCCGAGGTCTACCGCTGCACCTTCGACGACGCCGTGGCCAACGGCCTGTACGAGCGCGTCTGTTACATGCGCAACGAAAAGCCCACCGCCCAGGGCAAGCAGGATTGGTACAACCGCATCCGCAAGGCCTACGGCCCGCGCACCGCCGCCATGCGCGAAGAACTCGACGCCATCCCGCGCGACGGGTCCGGCGTGGCGATCCCCAGCGTCTGGATCGAAAACGCCATGCCCGAGGCCCGCCCCGTGCTGCGCCTGACCCTGCCCGACGACTTCGCCGCACGCTCGGAAGGCGAGCGAAAAAGCTGGTGCAACGACTGGATTAACGACAATTTAACGCCCGTTTTAGCCGCCCTCGACGCCCAGCGTCAGCATGTTTTCGGCATGGACTTCGCCCGCCATCGTCACTTCACCATCATCAAGCCGGCATACGTCACGCCACTGCTCAAGCGCATCGTGCCCTTCGTCATCGAGCTGCACAACGTACCCACGCGCCAGCAAGAGCAGATCCTCTGGGCCATGATCGACGGTCTGCCAAACTTTCGCGCCGGCGCCATCGACGCCACCGGCCCCGGCCAGACCATCGCCGAATACACCGCCGACAAATACGGCCACCACCGCATACACCAGGTCAGCCTGTCGCGCAGCTGGTACGCCGCCAACATGCGCCCCTATATCGACGCCTTCGAATCCGGCCAGATCGAGCTGCCGCGTGACGACAACCTGCTCGACGACCACCGCGCCGTCACTCTCATCGACGGCATACCGATGGTCCCCGCGCTGGAACGCAAAGACCTCAAAGACGCCGACCTGGTGCGGCACGGCGACAGCGCCATCGCCGGCGCGCTCATGTGGTACGCCAGCGCCAACCGCGCCGCGCCCATCGAATTCACCGCCGCCCCCGGCAAAACCGACCGCGACCGCGAGCAACCCGGCCAGCGCGACTACCCCATCAGCAAAGGCGGCGCCTGGTGAACGCATTTAAAACAGCCAATGTAGGAGCCCAGCCCCCTGGGCGATTGCCCCATCCGTGCTTTCCGCGTCTTTCCGTGGCTAACAAACCGACCATCGAGACCCCTCATGCCTGACGTCACCCTATACGACCACCGGGGCAACCCGATCAAACGCAGCGAGCTGACCGCCGAACCGCAAACCTCGCGCCTTGCCACGCTGCACACCGAATTCGAGGCTCATCCGTCGCGCGGCCTCACGCCCGGCAGGCTGGCCACCATCCTGCAAGGCGCAGAGCAGGGCGACATCCTCGACCAGTGCCACCTGTTCGAAGACATCGAAGAAAAAGACGCGCATGTTTTCGCTGAAATGAGCAAACGCAAGCGCGCCCTGCAAAGCCTGGACTGGGAAATCAACCCCCCGCGCAACCCCAGCGCCGCCGAGGAAGCCGCCGCCGACCTGGTCGGCGAGATCCTGCGCGACACTGTCGACCTGCCCAGCCTGATCTTTGAACTGGCCAGCGCCATCGGTTACGCCTACAGCTGCGCCGAAATCACCTGGCAGCGCGACGGCCGCGAATGGCTGCCTGAATCCATCGAACACCGCCCGCAGGCCTGGTTCACCGTGCCCCACCACAGCCGCAACGACCTGCGCCTGCGCGACCAAAGCGCCGACGGCCAACCGCTGCAGCCGCTCACCTGGATAAAGCACACCCACAAAGCCAAATCCGGCTGGCTGCCGCGTGCCGGGCTGCACCGCGTGCTGGCCTGGCCCTTCCTGTTCAAAAACTATTCGGTGCGCGACCTGGCGGAATTCCTCGAAATCTACGGCCTGCCGCTGCGCCTCGGCACCTACCCGCAAGGCGCCACCGACGACGAAAAAAGCACCCTATTGCGCGCCGTCACCGCCATCGGCCACAGCGCCGCCGGCATCATCCCCGAGGGCATGATGATCGACTTCAAAGAGGCCGCCAAGGGCGCCAGCGACCCCTACGAATACATGGTCGAATGGTGCGAGCGCAGTCAGAGCAAGGCGATCCTGGGCGGCACGCTCACCAGCCAGGCCGACGGCGCCAGCAGCACCAACGCGCTCGGCAACGTGCACAACGAGGTCCGCCACGACCTGCGCGACGCCGACGCGCTATTACTGGCGCAAACCCTCACCCGTGACCTGATCTATCCGCTGGCCATCCTCAACGGCGCACGCATCGACAACCTGCGCCGCTGCCCGCGCCTGGTATTTCAAACGCAGGAGGCCGAAGACCTCGCGCTATACAGCGACGCCCTGCCCAAGCTGGTCAACATCGGGCTTAAGATCCCCGCCAGCCACGCCTACAAGAAATTGCAGATCCCCGAGCCCGACGGCGACGAGCCCGTGCTCGGCATCGCCTCGCCCGGCGCGCTGCCGCGCGACGAGGCCGCCCTCAAGGCCCATGCAGGCTGCCCCCACTGCGCCGCTGCCGCGCTCAAGGGCCAGCGCCCACGCGACGACACCGACGCCCTGACCGACCGCCTGCAGGCCGACAGCAACGCCGCCATGAGCGCGCTGATCGACCCCATCCGCGAAGCCGTCGAGCAATCAGGCTCATTTGATGAGCTACAGCGCCGCCTCGCCGAACTCGGCGACCAGCTCGCCCCCGACGCCCTCGCCGACGTCATGGCCCAGGGCTTCGCCACCGCCAACCTGCTCGGCAGGTTTGAAGTGACAAGTGACGAGTGACAAGTGGAAAGCGTAGGAGCCCAGCCCCCTGGGCGATTAGTGAGCCACGGACCCACGCGGAAAGCACGGAAATTTGATTAATGAAACATGCAGAGGTTGAAAATGGAAATCGAAGAATTCGTTGAACAGCTCGATGCGTGGCACAGCCACAAGGTCGCGCAATTGCAGCAGATCATCGATAACGATGATTGCTCCATACAGATTGGCGACATCACGATTGAGAGCGACACCGATCTCGCAAAAGGATTTCGCGCGGGCGTACAAGTATCACTCGAATTCCTTGGCAAGCTGCCGTACAGCGTCAGCAAATCAGGTGAATGAACCCGGTCCGTGCTTTCCGTGTCTTTCCGTGGCTAAAAACTTTCAACTTTCAACCAATGTCATGACCGCCGAAGAACTCGACCAAAAAATCACCGCCCTGCAGCAAACCGTCGCCGCCACCCGCCGATCGCTGCCCTACGCCGAGCGCGACTACAACGCCGAAGCCGCGCGCCTGCGCCAGCTCGAGGTTGAACTGGCCGACCTCAAGCACCAGCGCGACCACGCATTCGCCTGATGGCCGACGTCAACCCCATCAACCTGCCGTTCGCCGAGGCCATCGCGTTTTTCCGTGGCAAGCTGAACCTGCCGACCCTGGCCTGGACCGACATCTGGGAACACCAGCACAGCCACGCCTTTGTCGTTGCAGGCGCCGCGCGTGACGACCTGCTGGCCGACTTCCGCGAAGCCATCGACCAGGCCATCAGCGACGGCACCGGCTACGCCGAATTCCGCGCCCAATTTAACGACATTGTGCGACGCCACGGCTGGTCCTACAACGGCGGCGAGGGCTGGCGCTCGCGCGTCATCTACCACACCAACATGCAAACCAGCTACCAGGCCGGGCGCTACCAGCAGATGAAGGAAATAAGCGAACGCCGCCCATTCTGGCAATACAAGCACAGCAACCTGGTCGCCGATCCGCGCCCGGAACACCAGGCATGGGACGGTATCACCCTGCGCCATGATGACCCCTGGTGGCAAACCCACTACCCGCCCAACGGCTGGGGCTGCCGCTGCAAGGTGCGCGCCCTGTCCGAACGCGACCTGCGCCGCCAGGGCAAGACCGCCCCCGACCGCGCCCCCGACATCGAATACGTCACCGAGGTCGTCGGCATTCGCGGCCCCAGCCCGCGCACCGTCAGCACCCCCGTCGGCATCGACCCCGGCTGGGCCTACAACGTCGGCGAAGCCGCGCCGGGGCAGGGCGTCCAGCGATGAGCACGCTCACCCTCGACGTCAAATACGACGACAGCGCCGTGCAAAAGGCCCTGGCCCGCGTACTGCGCGCCACCGGCAACGCCCGCCCTCTGATGCAGGACATCGGCGAATACCTGACCCCGGTGCATGAAGACCGCTGGGAACGCGAGACCGACCCCGATGGTCGCCCCTGGGCCCCACTCAAGCCCGAAACGCTCAAGCGCAAAAAAACCACCCGCATCCTGTATGAGGAAGGCGACCTGCTGCGCGGCGCCATCTACAACGCCAGCGCCACGCAGCTCGAATTCGGCCTGAATGACTGGAAAGCCGCGTTTCACCAATTCGGCACCAGCCGGGGCCTGCCCGCCCGCGAAATGCTCGGCCTCGACGCCGACGACGAGCAAGAGATCCTCGACATCATCGCCGACTACCTCGCGGACGCGCTTAAATAACAGATGGCAAGTTACAAGTTACAAGTTACAAGTGGTCAGGGCATTCGAACTTGCCACTTTCCACTTGTCACTTGCAACTTACGCCCAGACCGCCGCATTTGCGATCTAAGCCCCGATCTCGACCGACCCGCTACGTCGGTACAGATTTTTCCCGATCTCAAAATTTAAACGGGTCTTAAATGGGTCTAATCACGCCTCCCAATCCGGCCCGCCGGTCGAAAATACAAAAATCGGCCGAAAACGCGAAAATCGCCCATGTAGGAGCCCAGCCCCTGGGCGATTGGATGAGCCACGGAAAGACACGGAAAGCACGGAACGATTTTTTCAAACCATTATCCTGATGGCAGGAAAATGGTCAGGATAACAGCAGATTAAAACGCCCTTGCAAGTCACTGCGCAAAACCCAGTCACCCAGTCCGTGCTTTCCGTGTGCGTCCGTGGCTAAAACTTTCCACTTGCAACTTGTAACTTTCAACTTTAAACGAGGATCATCATCATGCCCCGAGGCATAAACAAAGCCATCATCATCGGCACCCTGGGCCGCGACCCCGAGATCCGCTACACACCCAGCGGCTCGGCCGTCGTCAATGTATCGGTCGCCACCAACGAGGTCTGGAAAGACAAACGCACCGGCGACCCGGTCGAGCGCACCGAATGGCACCGCATCGTCATCTACGGCAAACTGGCCGAAATCGCCGCGCAATACCTCAAGCAAGGCAGCCAGGTCTATTTCGAAGGCCGCATCCAGACCCGCAAATGGCAGGGCAACGACGGCCAGGACCGCTACACCACCGAAATCATCGCCGGTGAGATGCAAATGCTCGGCGGCAAACGCAGCGACGACAACGCCCCCGCGTCCCCACCGCCCACGCCCGACGCCAATATCCCGCCCGCAGGCGAAGACGACATCCCTTTTTAGGACGTTCACCAATGTAGGAGCCCAGCCCCCTGGGCGATTTCCCCATCCGTGCTTTCCGTGTCTTTCCGTGGCTAAACTTGAAACTTTCCACTTGCAACTTGCATCTTCGAAATGGCAATCTATTAAACGCCCCCGCAAAGCCCCCGCCCGGAATACCCCTCCGGGCTAATCCATTTCTCGCGGTCAGTAACATGGCCGCATGTACGCACACCCCGCCAGCCAGCGCCCTTTGCAGTCCGCCCCCGCATCCTACGCGGTGGCGGCCTGTCGTTTTGCGCTGCAGCCCGACGGCGAACTGCAACTGACCCCGGCCGGCGCATTCCGCGCCCGTGATGGCCGCCCCGAGGGCGTCGACGCCTGGATTGTCAACGACGACAACGCCCCCGCGCTGCTGGCCGCACTGGCCGCGCACCAGGACCGCATCGTCATCGACTACGAACACCAGACCCTGTACACCGAGACCAACGGCCAACCCGCCCCGGCGGCTGGCTGGTTTTACGGCAGCGACGTGGTGTATCGCCCCGGCGAGGGCCTGTTCGTCACACCGGAATGGACCGAACAGGCGCGCGCCCACATCGCCGCCGACGAATACAAATATTTCTCCCCGGTGATGGTTTACGACACAGCCACCGGCCATGTGCTCGACATCGTCATGGGCGCGATCACCAACTATGCCGCCATCGACGGCATGCAGACCCTCGACCAGGTCACCCGCCTGGCCGCCGCAAAATTCCATTTTACCCACACAACGCAAACCGCAGAGGACAACACCATGCTGGAGCAAATCCGCGCCTTGCTCGGTCTCGACGAGACCGCTGACGAGGCCACCGCCCTGAGCGCACTGACCGCGCTCAAAGAGCAGGCCGACCAGGCCACCACCGCCATCGCCGCCGCCAAAGCCGAAACCCCGGCCGACACCCTGGCCGCGATGAAAACCCTGCAAACCGAACTGGCCGCGCTCAAGACCCAGATCAACGACGACACCGTCGGCGAACTGGTTGACGACGCCCTGGCCGATGGCCGCCTGCTGGCAGGCCAGGAAGACTGGGCGCGCAACCTGGGCAAGACCAACCTGGCCGCGCTCAAGGGATACCTCGACACCGCCCAACCGGTCGCCGCGCTGAAAGGCAACCAGACCGGCGGCAAGCAGCCCGAGGGCAGCGACCAGAACGCGCTCGACGACATCGCGCTGGCCGTGTGCAAGCAGATGCGCATCAACCCCGACGACTACCGCAAAACCCTGAACATGGAGACCGCATAACATGGCCGCATTAACCGCAGACCGCAACACCCCGCGCCGCGAGGGTGATTCCTATTCCGACCCGGTCGCCGCCGCGACCACCATCTATGCAGGCTCGCTGGTTTGTCTCGACGCCTCCGGCAACCTGGTCCCCGGATCGGTCGCCACCACGCTCATCGCACGCGGACGCGCCGAAGAACAGGTCGACAACAGCGCCGGTTCAGCCGGTGACAAGCTGTGCGTATCGCGCAAAGGCATTTTCAAGTTCGCCAACGACGGCACCATCGACCGCGCCAACATCGGCGACACTGCCTACATCGTCGACGACCAGACCGTCGCCGACAACAACGGCACCAGCACCCGCAGCGCCGCCGGCACGATCGTGCAGGTCGACAGCGACGGCGTCTGGATCAGCATCGCCTAACCGCATTAAACAGAGGATTAAACCCATGAAAAAAGCATTTTTTATCGTTACCGCAGGGCTGGCCATGCTGTTCGCATTCGGCAGCGCCCTGGCAGACGGCCAGGCCACCGTGCTGGCCCACGCCTTCGACATTGATCCCGCCTGGGCAGGTATCGGCGTCGCCGGTATGCTCGTCAACAAGGCCAGCATCGACCGCATCTTTACCGGCCTTAAAACGCTATTCCACAACTCGCTGACCGCGCAGACCGGCAACTGGATGCGCACCGCGATGGAAGTGCCCAGCACCGGCGCCAGCGAGGACTACGCCTGGCTTGAGCGTTTCCCCGCCATGCGTAAGTGGGTCGGCGAAAAGTTCGTCAAGAACCTCAAAGCGGGCAAGTACACCGTCATGAACGACGACTATGAAACCACCATTTCCGTCAAGCGCAACCACATCGAAGACGACGCCCTGGGCATCTACAACACCCAGGCGCAAATGGCCGGGCAATCCGCCGCCGAGCTGCACGACATCATCGTTGACGGCCTCAAAAACGGCGCATTTACCCAGACCGGCATCGACGGGCAATTCTTTTACGACACCGACCACGAAGTGCAAGGCGCCAGCGTCAGCAACAAGCTGACCACCGCGCTGTCCGCCACCACGGCCGCCCTGGCCGCTGGCAGCTACGGCGCCGCCCGCACCGCGATGATGAACTTCAAGGACGAGGAAGGCATGCCGCTGCGCCTGATCCCCGACGTGCTCGAAGTGCCCCCGGCGCTGGAAGCGGTTGGCCGCAAGCTGGTCGAAGCCGACAAGCTCGACGACGACAGCCCCAACCCGTTTAAAGGCACCGCCACGCTGGAAGTGAATCCCGGCCTCACCAGCGCCACCGCCTGGTTCCTGCATTGCACAAACAAGCCGGTCAAGCCGTTCATTGTGCAGATGCGCAAGGCCCCGACATTCGTCAGCCAGACCAACACCGACAGCGACGACGTGTTCATGCGCGGCGAATTCCGCTTTGGCGCCGAAGCCCGCGCCGCCGGCGTGTACGGCTTCTGGCAGACCTCGGTCGGCAGCACCGGCGCCGGCTAATCCACGTAGGAGCCCAGCCCCCTGGGCGATCAAAGGACTGACGCCAGGGGCATGACAAAAACCGACAGGGAGGCCGTGCAAACCGCCTCCCTGTTTTATACCGAGACCGAACCATGCCCAAGCTGACCATCCACTGCAAACAGCAAGACTTCCGCCGCGCCGGCCGCGCCTGGCCCAAGGGCGACACCGTCATCGACAGCGCCGACTACAGCGCCGAACAAATCGCCCAGCTGCGCGCCGATACCATCATGTTCCGCGTCACTGATGCACCGAATACCCAACCCACCAGGGCCGCACAGGCGGCAGCCGCCGGGGCGGAAGCGCCCGCCCCGGCCAGCGAGAAAGCCGCCTTCATTGACCGGATCATCGCCGCGATCAGCCAGCTCCAAATTCACAACCCCGAGCACTGGACCAAAAACAACGAACCCGACGCCCGCGCCCTGACCGACATTCTCGGCGAGCGCGTCAGCGCCAAACAGCGCGACCAGGCCTGGGCGCGAGTGCAGGGCTAAAAACCATGTACGACTGGAACCAACTACGCACCGACGACCCCGGCTATCCGGGCGACACCGTCAGCGTCACCGACGCCCACGCCACACTGGCCGCGATGACCGTCACCCAGCCGCGCACGATCAACCGCATCGATTTACGCGACATCTACACCGCGCTGGGAAGTGTGGCCGGTGAAACCGTGATTACAGCGCTCGAAACCGCCGCGCAGGGCAACGCGGTCATCGCTCGCGCGCTGGCCTGGTCGCAACCCGGCGAGGACATGGGTATTGATATCTGTGACGCCGAAGTACAGGCCGTTTTCGGCTCGCTGGTCGGTGGCGCAGTCACCCAGGCAATGATCGACGGCATCATCGCGCTGGCGTCCGAAACCGTGCCGAAATACCCCGGCTTGAAACCGGCCCATGTTGAATATGCGAGAGGGTTAATCTAATGGCGAACACAACAGACGAGTCACTCTGGTCGGAAGGCACGGAAACTGTCATCAACAACACCAGCGGCCTGACAGTCACTGACGGCAGTTATACCGCAGCAGCAACGACAAACCTGAGCAGCACCAATCTGGAAAGCCGACCGTTTATCGACATCGCTGGCACGTTTACATTTTCCGCTGCACCGGCCGCAGCAGGTAAAACCGTCGATCTATATTTTCGCTATATCAACATCGACGGCACAAACGATGAGCCATCACTGGATGCAGAGTTCGATGGGCACTATCGCGGCTCATTCCGGCTCGATGCCGCAGCAGGCGTCACGACGCATTATTTTCTGCTCGAAAATATCGCCGCGCCGAAACCGTCGCGCACGGTGGAGGTTTACTGCAAAAACGAGTCAGGCCAAACCATGACCGCATGGAAACTGGCGCAGACTCCGGCAGCCTATAAACCGGCCTTGTAACGATGGGTAAATTGTGGCTGCCTGATCCGCG